TGATCAAATTACAGAAGCTTATTTAGGCAATATTGGTATGTGGCCAGAAGAAGCCTATTTGGAACTATATAAATATCTACAAAATTGGATCGAAAGTATCATCGAATGAGTTTACTTAACATAATGGGCGGTACGAGAAACACTCACTCCACATAAATATTTCGCGTAAACTTTGATTTAACCTCTTATAAACTCATAGCATATCACCATATCTCATCTACTTGTTCATCCAATAGTTTTAAAGTACCGAATACGTACCTAACGGATTCATTACTCCGTTCAAACTTTCTGGACTCAGCATACTCAATTTGAACATTTTCTTTTGTGTAGAATCCTGAATAGATTCAATCGCCTGCTCTATTTAACCCAGTAAATCATGCTCAAGTAAGGTCAGTTTAAATTGACACTATGTAAGCGGTGCAAATGCTTTTAAACGGTCAGCTTCTTTCTCCGCATCACTGTGTGGATCAATCCAATATGATCATCTTCCCATTGCTCATAAACTGATTGCGGTGCATTGAAGGTAAGACCTTCTTTAATTGCACCGACAAAATCAACAGTCGAGGATAATCTTGTGTCTGTTGAATAAATCGTTTTACGTTGATGATCTTCAACTAGTCCTCATTGCTGATTTTCAACATCAAATACAAGGATAAAGCTTCATATAGTGTTGGAATAGAAAATTTTATAGAAGATGTGAATGAGTATTTTGAAATTGATCCAGTACTATTAAAATTAATGGATGTTGAAGCTCATCCAGAGAATTTAAGAATTATTTATTCAGCCGAATATAGTACGCACCCTACTATCGCGCCAAATAGTCCTGAATAGTCCTCTATTTATAGACACTTCTGATAAAGACTAAGTAAATTAGTAAACAGAAATGTTTATGTGTTTACTCACGATCATCAATCAAGAATGAAGCGTATTTTTATTAGCTATGCTGCCTCTATTACTGTAAAAGACAAGTGACAACCCTGACAAAAACAGATACCTAGATGAAATCATTACAAATGAACAGTTTAATGAAATTAATTTTATAGTACGGCTAGAATGTTAAGCCTTAAATTATCAGCACCCTAGATTAAATATTCCTTATAATTGCTGATTGATACCCATTAAAAAAAATAGGTATCATCATTTACTTATTTATTTTGTTTAATAAGCGACTGATTTATAATTTTCCACCCATTACCTGCATTTTTTAACACATATTTAAACTTATTAGCTGGAAAAGAATTTCCACCATCTTTTCCCCCATACTTATCGTCAGCATAATTCCATGAAATTATTTCAAACTGATTCTTCTGGGTTTGTTTTACACTCTCTATAAACCTAAAATTGATATCAATATCTTCACCAAAAGCGAAATCACTTTTTACAAGAAAAGGGCGATTATTAGAAAACCGACTCACTTCAGACATATAATAAGACTGAGTACCAGTACCAAGATTACAACCAATGTCCCCTGCCCAAAAGACAAAATACGTCGTGTCGCCTAAGTCTTTATCTGATGAGATTAAATAAACATCATCAATATTGGTTCTTTTAACTTCAGCATTTTTCTCAAATGTGTTTTCACATGATACTGATTCTGCATATTTTTTAATTACATTTAAGATTTGTAACTTTTCCTCTGAATTATTTGCATTTGAGACATTACAAATACCTATTAAAAATAAATATACAAACAATTTTTCAAATATTTTTAGCATCAAGATACCTTAATTTAAGAATTTAATTATTTATACTTACTAAATCTAGCATATAAGAAAAACTGTAAATACTTTCCATATACTAATCTTTAAAACTAAAAATTTAGCAAATACTATTTGATAATATATTTAGTAAAAACTAAATTTAAATTATCTGAAAACAAAAAAGCGGCTTAAATTAGAAGATCAGCCGCTTTTACTCAGAGAGTAAGATAAGTATGAATACAAGTCTAAATCCAATCAATAGTCTTAAAGTAACACTTGGTACATCTGTAATTGTACTCAGTTTATTAAAGCCAAAGTTGCTGTAAAGACCAACCAGTATACAGCTATCCCCTAGATCCTTTTATCATGGGTGTATCAATCCGATACCACTGCTATCGCCCTAATCAAGCTTGATGATTTCCGTGTCCAAGTTTCACTTGAATATAAAGCTCATTCTGATAACTACGGCATGGCTAGTTCTGAATTTACCGCTATAGACAGACCTTTCCATGGATGGAATTAAAGATTTAAAGGAAATGAATTCCGTGATTTTACTGATCACAAAAATGTTATCCAGATCAAGGAACTTATCTGCTGTTATATCGAAAAAATTAAATAGTGTGATTTCAAACTAAATTACTTTATATTTAACAATAGTTTAAAACCACACCACATTTAGAAAACCTAGAATCGCCAGTTCTACATACTATGTTTTGCTATATTTATAGATAGTGATACAAAACAATTTATACCTTTAAATACATACTCTTAAGATAAAAAATACTTTACGTTCATTATCGATACATATAAATAGTTATAGTTTACTAGTCTACAAATCAGTCTACAAAATTTATAGACAGAAATACGATTGATCAATGAAAGAATTTTAACGGATAAATGTTGATCATAATAAAGCGTAATAAATCTCAAAAAAAGAAAGCAAAAAACAGTACAAACTTTACATTTTGCCCTACTCTTCCCTTGTAAATTCTTTTAGACTCAACACTTGATCAAATTTTGATAAGTTAAAAATCTAATAAAACTTACGCTAAGCATGGTAACAATAATGACTAGTCCTATTTTTTTAAACGATTTGCCTAAAGAGCAATTAAAGGATTTATCCAAAGAAGAGATAGAACAGCTTCAGAGAGCAGAGGCTTTATACTGGGCAAACAAGCCACGCAAAATGTATTATTGTGCCGTAAACGGTGCTAAAACGAAATCAGGGGGATTGATAAGGGCTTCATATAAAGAATTTAAAATTAAAAATATGTCTATTGCTCGTATCGGTGACGAAGCAATTTACCAAGATGGGACAACGGCGAAAATTATTTCAGGTGCTGGTACAGCATTGGTTATTGATGGTAAATCAGCTGCTTTAATTGGTAGTAAATTGGAAAATGGTGACGAAATTATTGATAGCCCAAATACATCATTAGCAATTTCTATTTTTCCAGATGTACCTAAGCCAAAAGGCTTTCTTGATCATAAATAAATTATAAAGGTAATAAAAAATGGCAACCCCATATATAACAATAGGCTGCCCTACTACTGGTGGTGGTGTAGTTCTTGAGGGCGATTCCTCTTTCTTGGTTGAAGGTATCCCAATCGCATGCGTTGGACATAAAGCTTCATGCCCTCTTCATAAAATCATTTCGACCATTGTTTCAGGTGATCAATATTTTCAAGTTAGTGGTAGACCTACTGCACGTGCTGGAGATTCATTATCATGCGGTTGTAAGCTATTACCTAAACAATCCCTGGTTGTTGGTGATAATGGCGGCAGCACAATAAAGGGAGTTGGAACGCCTTATCAAGCACAACAAGAGAATTATGTTGAGCAAAACTCCACTTTTGGTCAAAAGTTTCTAATCATTGATGAGTTAACGTCAGAGCCTTTAGTGAATGTATGTTACGAAGTTTATAAAAATAATGGTCTCTTAAAACATGGCAAAACAGATGACAAAGGATATACTGAGTTTATCGCAGGTGAAGAAAATGAAGAGATTGAACTTAGAATAATTGTTGATGAGGAAGAAAATGGCAACTCTTGTAAGTGCGATATATAAGCTAGCTCATAAAGATAAAGTTGAAAGTAATCCTACCACATTGAGTGTTAATGCTAGAAGAAAACTAACAAGCGGAGAAATTAATCTAGCAAAAATAATGTTCAAAGACGCTATTGATTACTCTAAAGTTGAAATTATTCGTGGTGGTTTATTATCCATTCCAACGCGTACAGGTAATGCAATGACTCCATTTGGGAACATACATTTACCTAATGGAGATTATGATAATAGCCCTGATTTTTCTACAGATAAGAAAGCAACAAATAAAATCTGGTTTATTCATGAAATGACACATGTATGGCAGTATGCATTAGGGCTAAGCACTTTCTATCGAGGTTTAGAGATAGGAAGCAGAGGAGGATATGAGGATGCTAAAGCATATGATTATGACTTAGTTTGTGACGATCAAAATAAATCCTTTGAGGAGTTTAATTTCGAACAACAAGCCGAAATTGTAAGTCATTACTTTGATGCATTTCATTTATCAGCTTCTGGACATAACTATCCTATTCTACATAATAAGAATGTTATGCAAAAATATGCTTTACAAAAAGTCCTGAAAGATTTTTTGGTTAATCCAAATGATAAATCTCTTCTATCAAAAAACTATGGAAAAATTTATTATGGCAAAGAGCCTAAATCTTATTAAAAAAGAATATCTAATTATTATTTTAATTGGTGTAGGCTTTATCTCCAATACGCAAGCAGTATCTACTCCTTATAGGGGGGGTAAGGTAGAAGTAAGTATTAAAGAAAATACACCATGCTTTTCAATTAGTAATTTAGATGAAAAAGGCGACTACACTGTTGTAGTTTTAAATTTATCAAAAAAAATCGATGAATCATGGAGTTATGAAAGCAACTTTCAAAGGAATTATCCTTCAAAAAACAATTGCATACTTTTGAATAAATCAAATTTCAACCAATTCAATAAAATACAGTTAAACTCTCCATATAATGTAACAATTGGCGGTGTACAACGAGCTTATGGTTTGGATTTCTGTATTGCATTAAAAAATAATCAGTATGAAATACACGATTATATGGCTGGAAAATGCACTAAAAGAGAAATTAGTCTTTGGGAAAAGTTTTTAAATTGGTTAGAGTTAAATTAATGATCAAATAAAAGATCATCAAATTGGAGCATAAACAAGTTCATTGCCAAGCACTAATTATATATTGCCATTGTTTTATCATTAATCCTCACTCAGAGAGCCCCCTCATCCAATTTCTCTTTATCAATTCGCTCTGCATCAGTTACGCAGAGCTTTATTTTTGGCTTCATTCATTGTATTTAACAATGATATCAGCAAGTGTAAGTGTGATAGTTTTCTATTCTCTGCCCCAATTTTTTGAAGTCTGGGGCAATTTCAAAGGAAATTAGTGGTACCACTGTATTCTACAAAAATCTAAGTTATTCTACCTGATGAATTTTTCCTGATGGATCATGCTTTGAAAAGTCAAATTTCTGAAAGTCTTGATCCTGTGGAATTTCGAAATCAATTTTTTTCAATTCTGCAACTTCTACTATTAAATTACTCCCTTCAAACCCTAGAAGATGTCCACCTTGTTTTTTGTCTTTTGATAAAAAGTGAAAATGATATCCTCCAATATTAATGCCGTTCAAAAATTCTGGTAGCCAATACCCTACAAGAGTGCCGCTAGTGTTTTCGTAATTCAATTCCACCTGTTTATCCATCATATTATATAGAGGAGTAAAATAAGGTGCTTGTTTCGGATCGACTGGTGGAAAAGCTCTAGTCCTAATGTTCTTGAATGTTCCAGTAATCTTAATCGCATACATTTTATTTAAACTTTTTAGCTTATTATAAATAAAATCAAAAGTTTGTTTCTGATCCACTTGCTGATTAATTGAAAACTTTAGATGTGGTTTAAAAAAAGTGACAAAACTAAGAGGGGTTTTGAAGTCATCTGATACGATATGAGTCTGACCAGTATGAGTTGTTTGGTAAAACTCTCCATCTATTAGCATGAGTTCTCCATCAAGCAGATCTGGCGCCCCCAATCCAAAGTCACCATGCTCTTTAACCTCACTAATACTTTTAGAACCTTTATATAACCCCTCAATAAAAGCATCTGCTATTCCATACTGATAAAGAATATTATTAGGGGTTTCAGTCGTATATGTTTTAGTAGCATAGGCCGATGTTTCGATAACTTTATCATTGGCATAAGCAAAATTTGCCATGAAAACAGGTATGCTGCTAATTATAGTTAATTTTTTAATCATCAGAATCCTCCTTTATCTTAGACCTGCAATTGAGAAACCACCATCGATAAGAATGGACTGACCCGTAATAAAACTAGCTTCATTAGTACATAGCCAAGTTACAGTATTTGCTACATCTTCAGGTTGTCCTAACCTTTGTTGTGGCGTATATGCAATATATGGTTTAGCCGTTTCATCATCGGCGAGGCGTCTAAACATAGGTGTATCAATAATCCCAGGATTTACATTGTTGATTCGTATTTGCTGAGGTGCGACTTCCAAAGCAATTGCACGTATCATTGAATCAAGTGCACCTTTACTTGCTGAATATGCTGATGAACCAGTACTGGCGCCAATAGCTAACCATGATGATGTATTAATAATTACACCAGGTGTTTTGACTTCTAGCATGGCTGTAATCTGATATTTAATCGCTAACCAAACTCCTCTTAAATTGGTCAGAATTGTCTTATCAAAATCCTTCTCATCCATTAGATGAGCTGGTGAAAAACTTCCTTCAATACCAGCATTATTAAATGCAATATCAAGTCTCCCGAAAGTATCGATAATTTGATGTATAAGTTCTTGGATCTGTTTTGAATCATTAACATCCGTTGGTATATTCAGAGTTTTACCTACTCCATAAGATAATTCTATTTCTTGAGATACTTGTTGAAGAGATGAAAGAGTTCGTCCTGCAAGGACAACATAAGCCCCTTCCTTTGCAAGTGATAAAGCTGTTGCTTTACCTATGCCTGTACCTGCACCAGTAACTAACGCTATTTTTCCTTCCAAACGGCCTGTAGTTTTATGGGTATCTGAAAACATGTAATTTCTCCAACTTCTATATGAGTTAAAGAAATTGTATTGCTTAATAAATAGGATACAATATAGTCAAAATTCAATGAACTGATGAATTAATCAGTATAATAGACATATGACAAAACCAAATTTTGATGAGCTTTGGGCATTTATTGTTATTGCAGGAGAAAAGAGTTTTAGACGTTCTGCTGCAAAATTAAATGTGACTCCATCTTCATTAAGTCATTCGATGAAGGCTTTAGAGGCGAAGTTAGGTGTTAGGCTTTTAAATCGTTCAACTCGTAGTGTCTCTTTAACAGAAGCAGGTAGTCATTTATTCGATAAAATATCTCCAGCCTATAATAATATTATTCTAGGAATAGAGAGTCTCAATGATTTTCGCAATAGTCCTCAAGGCATTATAAAAATTAATGCCCCAAGATCAGCCTTAACTTTGTTCTTTCTCCCACATCTTAAAACTTTAAACCTACTTTACCCAAATATTACTTTTGAGATTACTGCAAATGAACAGTTTATAGATATCATAGATAATGGCTTTGATATTGGAATTCGGTTAGGTGAAAGTATACAAGAGGACATGAAAGCTATTCCTATTTCTGCAAAACTCAAACTAGCGATCGTTGCAAGTCCTGCTTACTTTAAAAAATACCCTAAACCCACATCCCCTCGTGACTTACTAGATCATAATTGTATTGGCTGGCGTCAGATTAATAGTCAAGTTCTATACAACTGGCCTTTTCAAAAAGAAGACCAAAAGCTTAATTTGGCTGTAAAAAGTACGCTCATTTTAGACGATGCAGAATTAATGATAAGAGCTGCCCTTGATGGGCTTGGTATTGCATTTTCACTAGAAGAACAAGTAATGCCATATCTTGAATCTGGTCACTTAGAGAGTGTTTTGAGTGATTGGTGCGTTAGCTTTCCTGGTTTTTATTTATATTATCCAAGTCATAGAAATCATCCGGCTGCATTAAAGGCTGTAATTGATTATTTTATTCAAAAAATCTAATTTTGAGATAAATCTCTTTAAAAGTAATTTCATTAGCTACTCCACTTCTTATAAGCATTGGCCAGTTTCACGTCATAGTTATTTTTTGCATAACTTGCGCCGTTATAACCACGTGCAAAAGCCTTCCAGTCCTTATTTTTTAAAGCATTGACCAAATTATTCACTTTGATATATCTGCACATCGCATCAAGCTGTGATGCTTCATTTTTATACATCGCATTAACGAATGCTTGTAATGATGCATATCCTAGTGATTTCCAGTGATAACCCATAACTTGGCCAAGCCCCCAAGATGCAGATTCTAAAGCAGAAGTGCGATCATACTGAGCAGCTACATTCAATCGACCATGCTGAGCTGAATACAAACCATAACCACCTGAAGTGATATTACACAAATCCGGACGCTCTCGCATTATTCTGTAAGCCACATCTGCTTTACCGTTGGCAATTAAACGCTGACGCATCACATGACGTTCAAAAAGAATGACGGGGGTACCATCCTGATTGAATCCAGAGCTTTTACACTCCACCTCGATCACGGCGCGCAAGCACGCCGTTTCAATTCCAAGGCTCTTTGCTTGATCTTGAATTTGTCGAGAGGTGATCTTTTTACTTATCATTTTTTAAATTCCTCACTTCTTTGATTAAGTCTTTGATCGTTTCAGCCTGACGTTCGATCATGAAATTGAAAGACAGGCGGACAATGAACCAACCGGGTAATCCGCATGAGAAAATAATGAAAGCTAGTCCAACTACGCCAAACCAGTCATTCACCCAATGACCAATTTCCAGATAACGAATAACTGTGGCACCTAAGCCAGCACTAAAAATGATTGTGGTGATAATTCCTATCGCCCATTCCTTTGCGTTTCGTGGGGTCTGGATCATCATGAGTACGATGGCAATCGCTGCAACAACAAATACAAAAAAGATAGTTCCAAGCCCGATTGCTTTTGCTGCACCTGCTCCAGCTGCAGTTGATACTGGTTCAGCCATGTGGCCTCCTAATTTTTGGCAATAAAAAACCGATCACTTATGGATCGGTTCGTAAGGTTAAAAAGTGTCTGTGGATTCAAGTTATATACTTGTATTTCATATAAGGTGTATTATGTTAATCATAGGGAATCTTAAGATAATTATTAAGGAGATTATTTTGATTTTTCAGGCTTTATCAATTGTTGCTCCAAGTGGTACAAAAATTATTAATAAAGAAAAAACCTTAGAAATTCGTTCTTGGCAACCAGATAACTTACCTTTAAAAAATTTAGTAATAGTTGAAAATACAAATTTTTTAAATAGCGATTTTCAAGAGGAAGAAGGAGTCGCTATAGCCTTAGTAGATATTGAATCCATCCATGAATGGCAAGAACATGAGATAGAAGCAGCCTGTGCTTCATATTGGGAAAAAGGATATTATGCGTGGGTTATTTCAAATATTAGAGTAATTCAGCAACCAATTAAGACTATTGCTAAAAGAAAAATATATTCTTTAAATCTATCCATTTAACATAATGGGCGTTACGCGAAATACTTACCTTACATAAGTATTTCGCTTTATTTGATTTGGATATTAAAGCGACATAGCCTTAAACCACATCTCATCCACTTGCTCATCCGATAATTTTAAAATACCGAGCATGTATCTAACGGATTCGTTACTCCTTTCAAACTTCTCAGACTCAGCATATTCAATTTGAACCTTTTTCTTTTGTGTAGCATCCTGAATTGATTCAATTGCCTGCTCTATTTGATCCAGTAAATTATGCTCAAGTAAGGTCAGTTTAAATTGACGCCGTGTAAGCGGTGCAAATGCTTTTAAACGGTCAGTCTCTTTTTCTGCATCACTCCGTGGATCGATCCAATGGTTATCTTCCCACTGCTCATAGACCGATTGAGGTGCATTGAAGGTGAAACCTTCTTTAATTGCACCTACATAATCAACAGTCGAGGATAGCCCTGTATCTGTTGAATAAACCGTCTTACGGCGATGATCTTCAACTAATCCCCATTGCTGATTTTCAACATCAAATACAGGAATAAAACCTTGCTCTGCAGTTGGTGGCTGGATATTGGTACTTTGTGCAGGTAGCCCTGTACCAATTGCCCATAGATACTCGAATGAACCTACCAGACGCTGGTCATCAGCATCATAACTATAAGCCATAATAATTTGATCTTTTTCAGAAATAAGCGTCATTGTTAGCCTGCCTTGATAATATAGTTGAATGCAATATTGCGTGGTCTAGTCTCTGGATTCCCTGCTGAACGAATCTGGATACTCCCCCAAACATCCGTTGCACCTGAGGATGAGGTGACTGCAGCTTCAGGATTTTGTTGTCGAACATTGTTGGGATCACCTCCCACCATAATTTCATGTGTATGTTGGCCAACACTGTCATACTGTTGACTTAAAATAGTCCGGCCAGGATCTACCCCACGACCATTGTCATACCCACGAATAAATTCACCCCGCATGTCTGGGAGACGACTACCATATAGCTTGTATAAAATAGGATATGTCTTGGCATCAATTGATTGCCCTAACATTGATAAATAGCCTGATGGTGGTATCGCTTTGGGGTAAGGAATAGGTACAAATAATGAAGGTTCGAGTAATTCATCTAAAAAATCAGTCGTGACGATGTATTCGGTTTTTTCTAGATCCTGACCACCTTTGTACTTAAAAACATAGTTGGTACCAGATCCTGAAACAATACCTTTATGCCGAACATGAAAACCCACAAGATCCCGTTCAGTACCATTTGAATCTATGCCTTTATAATCTCCCATTCCCAGATATGAACCATAGGTCTCAATACCTCGGATAATCACACCTTGAGGAAATTGTTTTTGTAAGGTCAGCGTTCCAGTGAATGCTGGATTTTTAGTTGAAACCTTTTCATCCTGCAGTCGCTTGCCCTGCTTCGCCGTAAGCGCTTCAGTCGTACTATCACTGGCTAGAGAGTCATTCAGTTTTACGACACCTGTCTGAAAAGTTGAAGCTTCCCGAATTGCATTGAATGAAATACCTGTGATCAAGCCTTTGGCATTGACCGTGATTGTTGGAATCTCAATCGTTGAACTATAGGTATCAGGCACAACACCTGAGTTGGCCAAAGTCAGTACACAGGTCACATCCTTGGAACCATCAAATTGCATCGAACCCGTCGCTGCACCTGTATAGTTCAATGTTCGGGCTGTCGTCAGTTTATCGGCGCTTTTTGCTGCTGATCCTGCATCCAGCTTTTTATCAACAAGTCCTTTTAAAACTTTGCCCTGTTTCGCTGTTAGGGCTTCAGCGACACTATCACTGGTGAGAGTATCATTGAGCTTTACCACACCCGCTTTGTCAGTGGTTGCATTGGTGATTGAACCATCACCTGTATAGATCTTCCATTTGTCCCGATTCTGCTCATCGTTCGGATCAGTCAGGTTGTTATCAATCTGGCTAATATATTCCCGTGTACGATCTGCAGATAAAAGAATGGCACCTTTAGAATATCCACCGATCGCTTTGGCATAATCTGCATCAAACTGATAACGCCCACCTTTTGATAAGAACACGGTATTGTCAGAAAGCTCGAAGAATATCCCGTTAAAGTCTAACCCCTTAGGTGGCAAGCCGCCTTCTTCTACGGCGGTCATGGTAATGGGTGGAAATCCAATTGACCAGGTTGCATCCTCTAAGTCTTGCCCTTTTTGACGTTCGTTATAAATCTTGTTGTGCTTCCCATTTAATGAAAAAGGAATGCTAATCAATGTCGGATTACTCATTATGCAAATACTCCCTGATTAAATGGTTGAAAGCCTGTACCTGAAAAACCAAATATGTTGCGTGTTACCATTTCTTTGTAATCCACTAAAACACCACTCGGTCTTGGCAATAATTCCAGTTTGTAGACCAGTAAGCGTTCAAAAGCCCTTAAATTAAACTCAAAAAAATATCGGGCTTTCATGTGCCCGATAATTAAAAAATAACAACGCTCCCGAAAGAGTATCCTCAGAAATTTATTGATATTTGGTGCTGTAGCCAGAACAATATTTGATGCCGCCTTGATAATGATCAGTGTTCTCAGCTGTGCATCATTCAGTTTAAAGGAGGCGTATTTAGTCCCTGCAGAACTAAAGGGACGTTGATTGAATGGATAGAATGAAACATTACGGGTTTTAAATCCAAATGCTTCAGCCTCTGGATTGGCTGTTCCAATGTTTCGGTCTACCCCAACAATCCGCCCCCATATGTCCAGTCCGAAGCCTTTGGCTGTTTTGAGGTTCCACACCAACTGATAAAAATCATTAATATTTTGATCAGGATCAATGCAGGTATTTAATTCCTCAATCAGCTGGCAGATCACAGGGCTATTGGCATACTGTGACATTAAGGTGTCTTGAATATTTTTCATTACACAAACTCAATATAGTCTTCAGTGGTAAAAGGAAATTCATCCACCCCAAAATCCAGAACATCAGTGAAATTCTGCTGATCCCGACTGATCTGCATAGACTCAAGAATCAAACTTGTGACTGCAGTGACCTGACAAACAAAACGTAGCGCCACAACAGGATGGCCGATTCTGGCTTTAGTCTTGCCGCTTTGCATCGCCTCAATAATGGCTTTCTTCATGGCCTTTTCATCCTGAAGTGACATGGCTGTTTCATCTTCAAGCCTGATCCTGAAATAAACCGGAATATGTTTAGGACGCATGATTTTGACGTTATAAACAGGCGGTCGTTCTGGAAAGTTGTCTGTATCCCTGACCTTAACTTCGGTATTGCCGTTAAATGAACAGCCTGAACCTGCCTTGATTAAGGCTGTTTTGGCAATCTCATAATCATCACCACCGACCACGGAAACCAGAATGCTGTTACGGATAATGGGATAGTGGGTTGACCCCACCAGCACTGTTTCATCTGTCGGGTTATCGACAACAAATACGCTCACCACATCTTTTAAATCAGCGACCGCTCCATAGGTCGCAGCATTGGTATTTTTAGAATTGGCTGCAACAGATTCACGACGCCGTTCTTCAAAATCCGCCCGGCTTTCTTCCTCGCGCCCCTCAATCGCTGCCGTTTCATTCAAGACCTGATCCAGACCAGGAATCACTTTAATCATGATATTAATGCTGTGTGCTACTGCCTGTATTGTTCCTGCCGTGGTACATAAAGCCTGAACCTGAGCACATCCATTATTTCCAATCAGCACATCCTGTGTGGTTTCCCACAAATAGCCATTCCGATCCATAAACTGGCTTTTGGCAGGAATTTTTACATTGGCCAGACCGATAAAGGTCAAAATCACACTGGAATGGGTTTGATGTTTACGTTCTAAAAAATAGATCTGGCCAATACCCTCTTGCCAGATGCCTTTGGAATAACGCGGATCGGTGAGATTCAACAGTTGAATCATTTGATTGCGTTCATCCTGGATCATCGCCGTAAGTGAGGTGACAAGCTGGCCTTGCGGCGTTCTTAAATCTTCATTGAGATCATCCCCAAAGGCTGTTTTAAATAATGTCCATAATCCAGCCATCACCGCCTCAGTCGGCGGTGCATAAATCCCCTTATCGGTAATTTCAAGTAACGGGATCATACTCATAGCTCAACCACTCCCATTTCGCCATTTTGTTGTTTGAATAGAATTCGTCCAAGTAGCACCCGTTCTTTCAATGAATACAATTCCACATTAGCTTCAATCACATCGGGAATGGATAAAGCGGCATCCTGTAAGTGTTTACGATATAGTGCAAGTGAATACTTTCCCTGACCTAAAATGTCTTCCAGATAAGGAATGCCATCCTCCTGACGTACATAAATGTCTTTACTGAAAGTTCTGCAGGCACTGGCAATATCCTGTGCCTTTTGGTAGGTTGCTGTTGCCGTGGCAATATCACCATTTACATCTAAAGCCAGATCCCATGTATTTGGGTGTAAAAACAAGGTTTTCATTTTGGCTCCCGAGTATCTGAATCACCTGATCGAACACCACCATGGACATGTGTATCGGCAATGACACCATTTGATAGCGTTAAAACGCCATCTCTGGAAATCTTCAATCCGTTGATATTAATATCACCTGTGCTGACGATATTGATGCCACCTTCAGGATTGAACTGGATATATTGTTCTGGGGTTGCATTTAAATAGCCACCCAGATATAAACCATCTGACCAGTCGAACTGGCGCCTGGAATTAGGTGGCGAAGATTTTCTAGTCCGTTTGACTGCAGATATATCCCGTGAACAGAAACTGCATAAACCGATATCACCCTTTTGTGGATCGATCACTACCGCATTCTGTCCACCCTGCAATCTGAAATACGGGATATTGCCAATCACTCCATGTTCAATAATGTTGTCAGATCCATCTAACTGAGAAACCAGAGGCCGAACGCTTACGGTACCCACGGGATTAATCCCGTCATTTTGTACTGCAACAACTTCAACCAAGGTAATAGTCTGCATTTTGCCTGTTAAATGACGGAATAAAGCTGCAAGTTGTGCAGATCCCCTCAAGGCTTGTTCAGGACGTATCAGTCCTAATTTATCGCTATTTTTTAACTGCATCATGCGTATCCAGATAAGTTGCATTGACTTCACATGACCAATTGCCATTGGGCACATTGGCCTCCAAACTCAGCCACACGCCATACGCCCGCCAATCGGCATTGCAGATTGCAATTTCACTGTCCTGAATAGAAACAACCCCGCCAAATCGTATTGCGGGGTTGTATAAACATTTGAAGCTGACGCCTCTTAAATCAGGTGTGGGATATCCAATCAAGCCTGTAGACGGTGAAATAATCGGAATTTTTAATTTTCGGGGCACGCCCTTAGGTGCAATAGCAATCAAATCCTGCTCAATGTACAGATCTATATCGGCGTGGGTGGCCAGTGCCTGAATCTTGGCTAAAGCAGTATCAGGTAGATATCGGGTATCAATAATTTTACTGACCCCATTATTTTCAAACTGATAACCCATTTCATCACACAGGGTTTTAATCATATCGGCCACATCATTTTCACCCTCAAATTGAGTCGGTGAAACAGGGCGTAAATGTTCAAAGATGGCTGCCTGAGAATCTATCGCTAATGCCACGTCAGGGGCACTCTCCATTTCAGGATAGGCAAAGGTGATATTGCCCTCAAAAACCTTATACAGGGTTTCACCCTCTTCACCCGCATCTATCCTGACCCGATTCATTAAAGCTTCAAGAGTCTGCCAACGCACTCGAAACAGCTTCATCATCTTGTCCAAAGGTAGACCATAGATTTTAATTTGCGCCGTTGGCATGACGGCGCCACCACCATACATGCAATTGAATAAAACACGTAAACCTGTTGAGGTCAGCTGATTGTCCCCTTGAACTGTGAATACTTCTTTCTGGCCAGCAATCGTCAAGGTGACCCGAATAACTTTACGCTTCATCTGTCCACACCAACTTATAACGTCCCGCTTCATTCAATCCCGAATACATCGGATCGCTATTTCCCTGAGTATCAATAAAAACCAGATTGGGGGTAATAAAGGCACCATCGACACAAATACGATTTAAAACCAGCATGCCCTGATTTTCATTTTCGACGGTTGCATAGAGATTGTTTAAGCGGGTTTGCAAGGTGAATGTCCAGCGTTGACCTGCAATCACACTGCTCACAATCTGGTTAGGATAAGCATCTAGGGGAATGGTCACAATCATAGTTTCACCCAAACAATTTTTTTAAGATGGACTGATTACCATTGGCATCTTGTGGCTGACGTTCGCCGCCGTCTTTACTTCTGGCATCATCAGGATTTTTAACTTCTTCCAGTCGATAACTCACGGCGACTTCCTGGATCTCTTCAAGATGGATATTGACCTTGATCAACTGGGCGCCATCACTCGCTGATCGGGCATTATCACAACCGACAATACTGGCGTTGGTATAGACATAATCTGGAGTGACAATTTGAAATTTAAGGGTACTGTTGGTCAGAATTTCGATCTGAGCCAGAAAAGCACCACGTTCTAAAGTACTGCCACTGCCTTTACTCATTTGAACTGTGGCTTTATAAGGTTCTTTGACTTTGTTGTAACTGGTGAATGAACCTTTTTCGACAGGTGCATTAGAAATCTTTGAACTACTGGAGTGCTGTATAGATAGAACGTTATCAGACAAAACAATCGGGACGCCGTATTCATTAAAAATCCCCCAGTAGTTGCCAAATATAGTTTTAATTAAAGCGGCACCGCCCAAACTAATCACAGCACCAGTACCTGAATCGACCAGACCTTTAAAGTTGGGAATATTCGGCATTCCACGCATATCGTTCTCCCATAAAAAAACCCACTCGAAAGACTGGGTTAAAATAAGATAATTAGTTTATTAATTTAGGTAGTTACCAATACTCCTTGCGAGGTAGAAGTACAACCTAAACGTCCTATTGTATAAAATGGATAAGTCCCAGGTGAACCAATATAGACGGTTAAAAATATTCTTGAATAGCCTGACTCATTATTTAAATTATCAATCGCTTCATTATAATATCCACCAATTTCTATTCTCCTTAATAATGAACCTGTAGCATTTTGGTATAAGATATCACCGGCAATTGGATTATTTGCACCTGTTATACCATTGTAATTACTATATGAAATACTTTGTATATTACAAGCTTGTCTTTGAGATAAGATTTTATCTATTTCGGTTTTTGACTTTTTTATATCATTGCAGACTAAAACAGAGGTTGTATTTTTTTGAATAATTCGTACTCCTTTATCTGATGCATCTATACCATTGATAGCCTTACATACTTCATTATTATATTGTAAGGTTTCCTGAGTCGAACTATTAGGTATATAAAGTAGTTTTTCAGGTGAAATCTCTTGGAATTTTTGTTGTAGGATATATTTTTTACCTGATGGACTAATATTCTCAGATGTTCTAGTAATTATTTTTTCCCCATAATTATTATAATAATATTCATCTTTGAAACCAGGGTGATTTTCTTCTTTTTTTATTGAAGAGTTTATTTTTTCAGTAATATTACTTTTAAAGTCTATGGGATTAGAGCAACTTAATAAATATTTGACATCTTTTTTAACAACCCTAGAACCATAATCTATGTCTAAGATCTTTCCTTCGGATTTACACTTTTCTTCACCATATTTTAAAGTATCTTTAGATGATGAACCACGTAAATATAGAAGTTCATTCTGGCCTACCACTAAAAACTTTTGTGAAATAAGGATATTTTCATTACCATGTTTTATGTTAAATGTTTTATTTAATATAGTTCTATTTAGGTGATCAACAACTATTTCTTCTTTTGCAAATGATATAGTTGAGAAACCCAAACATCCTATTAGTAAAAAGTTTATTTTTTTCATTGAGATCACCTTTTAATTAAATATAAAAATTTGCAATCAAAATATAATATTTAATAAATTAACACTCAAATTAAAATTAATGTAATATGTAAATTTAAATTATAATATTGTATTAAATAAGAAAATTAACACCAAATAAAATTAAAAAAAATATTATATCCCATTATATAATATATAACCAATCAAATTTCGTATCATTTTCTCCACAACACTCAACCAAATAGATCTATAAAAATATTTCAGAATAATATATTAAAAATCTAAATTCTAAAATTAAAAGTCATATTTTAATTATAAAAATGAATATATTTTAAATTAACAGCACCAGAATTTCTGCTGATGCTGACTCGATTTATTTCAGGACATCCCAGTAATCAATTGATTCGCGTTACTTAATGCTGCATTCATCCCATCATTCACCGTACCTGATATTGTGCTTGAAGATGTGTGAACATTCACATCACCAATCTTAACGTCAATGTATTTTCGATGATCACTCGATGTTGTTGTATTCCCATATTTAGCTTGTTGGCCTTGGTTAATCATGGATTGTGCATTTTGAGCACCTATAGAGCGTTGCTGGGATAGACCTATATCTTTAAAAGCAACGAGCTGGGCTTCTTGCTCTGAAACACCATTTCCAACAGAATTTAAATAATTCTTACGGGCTTTGATCAAGGCTTTTTCCCAGCTTTCAGCCGAGTGCTGTGCCTTATTCACACCATCCGAATACGCTGTTGCACCACGCTTGGAGTGAAACGTTTTATTCCCTGATTTGGTTACGAGGTGATCCGATAAAACGGGTAACGATGCCCATTCTCTTGCCCCCTCATCGCCTGCAAGTTTTAGGTTGTTATGCTTCCCTTTTAAATAATCACCTAAGGCTGTCCGCTTGTTGAATAGAAGCCAGGCACCCATTTTTTCCTGCAGATCCTCATTAAATAACTCTTTACCTGATAGTCCCATTCCCTTGATGACTGAAGGCATCGTGTCACGAATAATCTGAAACTTTCCAACCGCATTGACTTCCCGACGGGCTTGCATGGCACGAACCTGATCGACAGTCATGGATGTTAAATTTTTTGTCCCTGATTTATAGCCATAACGTTTCCCTAAATTAACCGAGTTATAGCTCCCCTCACCTTTCCCTATAAAACCTGATAAAGAATTTGAACCGGCTCTTCCAGAATATTTTTGATTGGATTTCACATCAGAATTCATGATATTTCCTGAACTCTGCGTAAAGGTTCCAACCTGCTGTCCAGTGCCAATATCCAGTGCACCAGCAATACGGTCACCCCAGCTTTTTGCCCGATCGACTTCATTGCTCACCAAGTTACGCATCATCTGGCCAGCCTCTAAAAATGCACCTTTAAAATCACCACTCAACAATTTCTGTAATATGGAGGCATAGCCTTTTAACGTTGGAATCGCATCATTGATTAATTCTTTACTCAAGTTGTTAAATCCTCTGATTAACGAATTCACCGATACGCCGTTCTCATCAATAAAGCCTTTTAGCTTCATCCACTCACGCCCACCTTCTGCAGCTTTCGCCCAGTCGGTATAGCCAGTTAAAAGATAGGCAAAACCATTTTTCAGGTTGTCCACCGAAAACTCGGCATCATCAATGTATTTGGTAAAGGCACCCCAGTTAAATAATGACTGTCCACCTTCCGCCCATGTTTTGTAATCGTCATAAAGCGCGATGAATGCTGCTCCTAAAGCGGCAACCGTTAAAATAAACGGCGCAAATGGTGCAATCAATGCAGCCATAGCGATGGCAGCTTTATAAATAATCGGGATCAGTACTGTACCCAGAATAAACGACAATGCCCCAAATACATTTTTGACAGTTTTCTCATTTCGATGCAGGAATTGAAAGAATCCATTTACAGCTTTAGTGATTTCAATCAATACGGGTACTAAAGCATTACCTAGCATCACTTTTAATGATTCGTACTGAGTATTTAACAATGCCTGTTGTTTTGATAATTCACGACTGGCTTTTAATTCTTCGGCGCTAGACGTATACAGGCTTTTTTGTAGATCCAGCATTTCCTGTAAAGCATCGCGTCCCTCGAGCAATGTCGCAATCGTGCCATTATCCAAGCCCATCTTTGAGCCGATGCTATACGCACGCTGACTATCCATTTTTGAAAATGAATCCGACATATCCAGTAAGATGTCATCCATATTGCGGATGTTGCCTGCAGAATCCATCACACCAACACCTAAAGCATTCAGGAAAGGCAGTAACGATGCATCGCCCATGGTCACCAGATCATTGATACCACGGCTGAGACCTTGTAATGTGCTGGTCATACTCTCAGCGCTACCACCCGCCATTGCAGCGGCACCTTGCCATGCGGCAATGGATCCTGCGCTGATACCTAACTGCTTCTCAAGTCGGTATAGTTCGTTATTGGTTTTTTGAGCATCACTGATAAGTTTACTAAAACCCGTGCTTACTGCAATTGTGGTAAATAAGCCTGTAAGCAACTTATGCACACCCGTGACCACTTGACCCATTTCAGATAAAGCCTGTGTCGCCTTTTTCTGCTCTTCACTGAGTTTCTGAGTAGATTTACTGGTCTTTTCAGCTGATTGTTCAACACTTTCAAGTGAGCTTTCCAGCTTTTGATTCTTGAGAATGGCCTGATCGGCACCTGCATTAAAATCTTTTAAATCAAGTCCAAGATAGATTCCAATCGCTTCAACGACTTGCATTCACACTCTCCCGAATATGCTGGTTGTATTGCATCACTTGATGCACTTCAAGAATGTTTAAGGCATCTTCCAGACTTAAAACACTGTCCAGCTCACAATAAGAAGCCAGCCCCGATTCAAGTACCGCGCTGGCCAAAGTTGAAATATTTACCGTTTCAGCAAGTACACCTGCTTTAAATGGCAGTCCCACATTTAATCGTTCGAATCTGGGGAACTGCCTGCAGCTAAAAAATCAAGGTGTAACATCAAGGCTTCTTTACGAAGTATGAATAGGGATTTAAAGTCTTCCAGATCATCGTCCCATTCAGGCTCTCGTGGTTCGCCACCACCCGGAATAATTTTCACGCACTCTAATAGCTCATCCAGTAACCCAATACCTTCTTCGGTATCCAGGCCGCTTAAAGCCGAGCTGGCCACTTTTGCCATTTCCAGCATGCCTGCTTTCGGATCAACCCCCTGAATATTCACACCTGCCTTGGTCAAGGCAAAGATTGCCCGCATTGCCCAGCGATCTGCCTGTAACACAGGCATTTCAGTGATACGGAATTTTTTACCCTGATCACGACCTGACTGAATCTCTATATCCTTCACTTTACGTGCCATTAGTTCATATCCTCCGAACCGTTAGTGACCAGATTAAAGTTGTATGCAGTACCTTCCAGTAATTTCTTACCATTTGCCCCACCACCTAAAGTGATCCATGCACCCGAACCTGTGTAACGCTCCTTGATGGATGGAATTTCTACAATCACCTCAATCAATCGGGTTTCCATGTTCTTGTTAAAATCCTTACGGATATTTTCAAGGATGCGTTTGGAGGGGCTATTGGCTTCCAGATAAAGTGTCCATGGCACCTCATGCGGGGTATAACCAATCGACTGTTTCCCATCGACCCCCATTCGTGATTCACCAATACTGGCATCACCAAAGTCCCATGCGTTATCTGCCTGAAAACCCTGAATCTGCATAAAATTGTCATACACACCCTTACAACGCAGCATGATGACTGCATTCGCTGAGGTGAGTGTTTTAGGATTATGTCCCATGGCCATCTTGCATCACTCCTTACTGAATATTGATTGAGCTGAGATTGATCTTGTGTACACTCGACCCATCGGTGTACCAAAACACCAGCGGTAATGACGCCCGATTTTGACGGATCTGGGCAGTTGCATTGCCAACCAGTAAGCACCAGCCTTGTAAAAAGATCTGACTCGCCGCGTCAAAGCCCGCTTGACGATTTACCAAAGCCTTTTGTTGTTCTGATAGCTCAACACCATCCTGAATCCCGCCAAAGTTAATCATCTGGTCAATTGGGTCTTTCGCCGTTGCCCGGTGTAATGCCTTACCCGTATCGTTATAAGGGATCGACTTGGCCGAGATCAGCATATTGATAAAGGCCAGCTGGAACTGGGCATTCAGATAAATCTGGTTTAAATAACCATTTGCCCATTTGAACTGACCTGAAACACGGGTATTGGCAAAAAACACAAAGCGGTCATTGGCAGTTGCCCATGCACCGTAATAGGTATAACCATTACTTTCCAGGGCAGTCGCTTCATCTTCCTGAGTCACTGCAGCTTTCACCCCTGCCTGACGGCGGAACTCCATAGTGGTATTGCCATTAGCTTCTTCAAAATTGATGGATGCCGCATAGCCACACGCTAAGGCTGCATGGGTTAAATTTCCATAAATCAGGGTGGTACCATCAATGGCATTTTCCTCAATCCATGCGCCATGACTTTTGGTGTTATTCGGGATTAAGGCATTCGGTTCCTGTTCATAATCAACAAACCAGTAACGGCTTTCCTGTCTGGAATTCCATAAGGCAAAGTCTTTACGTCGATCAGTATTAAAAGCAGATCCAACAAAACTGATCACGGCGAAATTTAAGGTGTAATTGCTGACCCGTTTCATCACTGTTGCTGCTGTATCTGCGACAACCGAATTATCAACCACTGCACCTGCGGCTGTGCTCAAGCCCAATTGATCAGCAATCGTTCCTGTAAATGCACTGATACTGCCTGATTTGCCTTCCTGAGGAAGTACAGAAATCACAAAGGCTTGTCGAACAGGATCAAAAACACAACGTAGGTCTGGATCATTCTGCGGGGTAATCCAGTTCGCCGCCTCACTAAAACTGGTAATTTCAGCATTGAAGGCAATATTTTTACGTAGCAAGGTACCATTCACTGTGGCTTCGATATAACCATTTAACTTTTTAAGTTCGTCCAGTGTGATTTTTAACGGAGCACCCAGCACTTTGGCGGGTGAAGTTTCAGTATTAAAGCGGGCAATAAATAAGGCTTGTGGGCTGACCGTTGCCCCGATAAACCCGGCAAAATAACCTTGAGCAAATTGATATTCTTCACTGTCATAGCCAAAGACCTCTGCAACAGCCTCGGCACTTGGATATTCATATACAGGATAAATACTGTTTTGGCTGAGCAATACAGTATTCAGGTTTAAGGCAGTTCCAGCACTGCCAATGACAGCAGGATTAATGCTGACAATGCGTTTCATTGGAATAGAAGGCAGCACGTTAATCTCCTAATGGATTTATTTTTAATAGTGGTTGATCAAGAAAGGTTTGTTCAAATGAAGTTTCCGGGTTGTACTGCAGTACAAGCTCTAGCATCCAGCGTGTCTCGTAATTACTTTGCTCATTGATAAAGTTCATGTTCTGTGGCTCCTTGCCATACAAGGGCTGACAATGTCTTAAGCGTGAGGTGCTATATTGGTTTTTCCATAACAAAGCGACTTTACTGGCTCTGGACTGAGCCTGATCACCATAAAAATCCAGCTGCAGTGTTGCCTGTCTGCCCCCTTGTACATAAGTGACATCCTCATTCTCTTCATAGAAATCAACGACAGTGCCTATGTCCTTTTCAAACAGGATCATCATTACAATCCCATCCTTGGGCAAAGGACTCCCGTTTTGCTGACCTTGCACCACGTCACAATGAAAAAGTCCGAGCAAATAGGCTCGGACTTCGGTATATAAATCTTGATGTGTTATAGACGGCATATCAGCACCTTGACCCAACCTGGATATGACTCAATTACTTTGATCACATTCCATGTTGCGGGTTCATCCTCACCATAGGGAATAAAAACCAATTGTTCAGTCCCTTTACCCAAGCCACGCCGTAATGCCGAAATACGGCCATCTGCATAGGCATAAGAAAACTGTCCTTGTTGCGATACCAGGTTGAGATGTTCCAGTGCCGCCGTTTCGATACTTTGTAGCTGGATCATGATGGACTGTTCAACAAACTTGGGAATCTGCGTACCTGAAGCTGAGGTGTCATAACCTTCATTGACTTTTAATATGGCTGGCGTATCTGGATTAATGGCATTGATAATGCCATTGGCAATCCCTCTTAAATTAATCATCCACAAGCTCCACACTGATTGAACGTGATAATCGGCTCGTCTCCCGTAACGGCGCGTTAAATCCTTTTCTAGCGATCGTTGCAGGTGCGTTCGGCGGATCAGTAAAAGTTAAAATGGTTTCGGTTAAATCACCTTTGACCTGTTCACCCAGCAATAACATGGACTTTTTAACATCGCCGTTTTGCTGGATAAGTTGACCAATGGATTTAATCCAGCCACAGTGATACTCGGCAATGGTTTTTCTAAAAAACGGACGTGGCGGAATCACAATCTTATGTGCAGGTACCACATGTGTTGTAGCAAAATTAGATTGATCTTTACGAACAAACCGACCATTGCGATTAAAATCACCTGTCCTCTCATTCACTGAGCGATAAACTGTGGTGCTGTGCTCAGGCACATCCACCTCGGCACCATATTCCTGAATCGCGGCGACCTGAGCAACTGGAGTTCCATCGGGATACGTAGATGAGTCCAGCACACCAACACGAATTCCAACATAACCCTGGCTTAATTGACTTAAATACGCCTTTAAACTTCCTGTTTTTTTCATCGTCTCACCCGCATTGGTAATTTGGTCACCACATAACGGATGGAACGATACTTCTTGGTCAATTGCCAATACTCAGCCCCGTACGGCGTTTGGGCAAACCATTTTTCATTGGGCAAGGTTTGCCCATAATCAAAAGACACCGAAACACTACCTTCGGTTGCACTGGCCACTCGCCCAACTGCAGTATTTCCTTTCTCAACCTGCATCCGTAATATCGCCAGATGTGCAACAAGCAAATACAGTAATACTTCACGTTCAAGCAGATTCTGTACACAGCTATGCTCAGTGTTATTAAGCTGCATCCCTGCCTTAATAAATAACAGCTGCAGTTGTGCATCGGTTAATGTGACTTCGGGATACCATTCCCGAAACTTGGCAATATCAAAGTGAACTACACCACTTACATCGGCACTGCTCATATGAATGACCTATTAATCTTGAGTGAGTTTCTCCACATCACCTTTAGCATTCGGATCCAATGGTTCAGTACCTGACTGGGTGTCTTGTTTTTCCTTCGCCTCTGCCGCAGTAGACTTAGCCTTATCATGTGCAAAAACAAAACCGTTTTTATATAAATCACGCTCTTTGTTTTCCTCTACCCAAGCATTCCAGAGCTCACTCGGGACATTTTCAGTCATGCCGTGCCCACCAATGACCGTACTTTGATTAAAGCCATTGATACGGTGCGTCACTTCTCCGACCTGTAAGATAAAACCATTCGGTAATTTACAGCCGATACTCACGGTTGTTGTTGCTGTTTTTTTAGGTGCAGCCATTTTTTATACTCCATGAAAAAACCGCCATATTGGCGGCATTTCAATTCAATCAATAAAGTGGAAATAATTTAAGACACTAACATTGATGCAATAAACATAGGTCGGTAAATAATTGCGCCGTTGGTGCCTTGCGAACGCTTCTGTTCAAAGCCTGATTTCAATTGAATCAATGGGTGTACACGCATTTTCTCAGTGAAACTTAATTCAGCAGTTGGCTGTCCCTGAAATTCATCTACCACCAGTTGAACCAATTGCCCCGCTGCAGTTTCATATTCTGGAACTGTAACTGTTTTTAAATTCGGAAAGTTCTTCTTCAACTGATCCGATACGTTAACGTTAAAACCATTGGTCTTGGTGAAATGGGTTTCAGCTTCTGAAGAAAGCAGCATGGTCATGGCTGTATCACGATCCACATAACCATTGGCTTGTTTCACCAATTGTTTAAACAGTTTCTGGATTGAATCATAGACACCTTGCCCGTCTAGCCCATCCCATGCTTGCGATGTAATCGAAGGCAAAAGATTAGGGTCATTGATCATGCCGTAGTTTTTAAGTCCTGATACGCCATAGATATAGGACTTGTTCTGAAACTTGTTTAAAGCCAGTACTGAGGCAATCTGTTTACGAGAAACCCAATCCAGATTGGCAGCGCCCGCAATCGCAGCCTCACGCTCACCTGCACGAACAATATTTTGATAATGATACGGCTGACGTGCTGGGAAATCCGTATTAACCCCAGACATGCCGTTTTCATTGAAATCGCCGTAGCTAGAGGTTTCACCTGTACTTTCCGCAACGATGAAACGTACCTCAGATGATGTCCAATCGCCTTTCTTTACCTCACGAAAAGCTTGAGCCATCTTCATCGGCTCAACCAGAATATCAATGACTTTGGGATCGATATAAGTGGTAAATAATGCAGGTACACCACCATTCGGTGAAGTAATCAACGCGGCATCCATACCCCGCATCGCTGCATCCATAGCAATCTGGTGTTGAATATCATGCGTCAGCTCAGTCACACGATGACCCGTCATAAAGTGGATACCTGCACGCTGTGCCAGCATATTTAAATCTAAAGGCATTCTTATTCTCCTTATTTGGTGATTTTAGCGACAGTGCCAGCTTCTGCTTTAGACGCCACCACAAAACCTGTATCACTAAAGCCTGCTTCTACTGCAGTTGCAGCTTTTAATGTGCCATCAGTATCACTGGCCAATACTTTTTGCCCGACTTTGGCACCCTCCTTAAACTCAGCAAAGAAGTCTCCCTTGTCATACAACGTAATCACAAAACCCTGCGGAATCAGCATTGAGGCTTCAGCTAAATGATCTGTAATCAATGCGGTTTGATCACGGCGTACAAAGCCCAGCACACCACCTTCAACCTTGGCATGACCCACCAGTCCCGTTTCTAAATCTGCCCAGGCAAAACGTCCCATATAAACACCTTCTTCACCTGCCTTTAATGCACCGTCACCAGCCAGTACTGTGTGGTAAGGGTTGGTTGAGGCAAAATCACCCGCAACGCCAATTGGCAAGTCACGGTTCATTGTTTTTTGAAAACCCATTTTATTTCCCCTTAATTATCCAAAGCGCCCAACAAGTTTTTGTGTTTCAGCAACGGCGTTGCTATCCAATGCCATCGTTGGACGTGCATTCTGTTGCTGGTTGGACTGGATCAATAGCCCCACCATGGATTGATACGCCGATGGATGTATTCCTTTGGTGTTGATCCCTTTTTCATTTAAGGCATATTCATAAACCGCTTCAGCACTATCCAAAGCACCGTCCATAGCTATAACACCAACTAAAGGTTTCACCACTTCACGCGCATTAAATAAAGCCATCATTTCCTGACGTGCCTCAGTTTTGGCATTGGCCGTGATTAAGGCAGCATCCATGGCTGGTTTTAGTTTGGGATCTTCATCTTTGGCTTTAGTTGGTTCATCTTCGTCTTTAGTTGGTTCCTTTTCCTCATCCTCAGCCTTTTTCGGTTCATCCTCATCCTTGGCTGGCTTTGGGTCGTCTTCCATTTCATCCGCAACCGCATTCACGACTTTTTCCATTTCGTCCTGACCAAGATCCGCATCCATGGCCATGCCTTTTAATACGGCGGCAATACGCCCCACCGCACCTTTTTTTAATCTGGTTTTACCGCTCATTTGTATCTCCACAAGTTCAATGGGTAAATGATCTGCAATGACCGCATCAGAACCGATACGACCATGTTTAACGAGTGCCACATGATTGCCATGAATATTTCGCATCACGCCGTCATAGGGCTGACCTTTCCATTCACCAGGTGTCATATCTGCTGTATAGGCATAACCTGCTGACAACTCCTGCATTTTTTTTGATTCGATATAATCAATTGCCTTTTGATCCCAAACCCGCATGGAGGAATAAACATCATCCCCCTCCATTTCAACATCGGTACCAATGCTTCCTACGGTTGAATCTTTTTGAGGTTCATCCGCATGAACAGGGATATGGCGGATTAAAAACTGTATCCCCTGAAATGAAAAAAGAGCTTTTTTAAGCTCTTCCGGGTCACGTAATAATCGATAAATCTTGTTAGGGTCTAAGCCTAATTCCTCATGTTTGGGAATCTCCTTGCCCATGTAGTCATTGACTGCAGCCTTGGTAATAATGGTTCGATCAATGATTAAATGACCGTTGCCATCATAACGGCGCTGAGATTCATCCATTGCAATTTTGACCGTCACTTAAATAACTCCCTCAATAATGGCTTTGCTACCACATCTGCAGTTAATTTCTTCACTAGGCTGAACCCACTTTCCATCCAGATACATCCCTTTACTTACATCAAACTCTTTGCCGTTCGCTGCTAAATGTGAAGGTCTGGGCTGCTTGCCTGCATGTGAATGCAGCCAGATGGCTTTTTTAATCCCCAACTCGGTACGCCGTGCCTTTTCAAATGCAGCATGTGCTTTATTCGCCTGATCACTGGCGATCAATGCTGCACGGCGTTTGGTCACGCCATATTCCTGTTTCAGGCTTTGGGTGAGTCCTGCAAGATCATAGCCGCTGGAAATAGATTGCCAGACCAGCATTTGCACCTTATCCAGATGACCTGATGCGATGGATTTGATGAGTCTTACATTTTCTGCCACTGACGCTTTGAGCATATCTTCAGTAAATGCTGTCATTTGAAACTGAACCGTAAATCCTGCATCACGTAAATGCCGCTTTAACGCTGTGTCATAGGAAGTCGCCGTGCTCTCAATCAGCTTCTGGGCAATGCTCGGGGCTAAGCGATTCAGTTTGATTTCCCATTGATCAGACAGATACTCAATGACATGTGCCACCCAGTCCGATACCCCATCCATAGCCAGTTTTTCCTGCCGGGCTGAACGCTTGTATTCTTTAATCAAAGAAGCATTAATTTCAGCCTGTAGTTCATTGATCATGGTCATCACTGCTTTGTAATAACGGCGTTCATTGCCCAGATTGGATTTGATCTCAGGCAGCGTGGTCTGTTTCACTTTCTGGATTTTCACTGTTTAGTCCCTCCCAATCTGGCACGTCTTCCGCATCAATCCCGCTGTAATCACCCGTTTCATCTTTGGCCAATGTGTCCCGTGCCTCTTCCGTAGAGACCAGATTACCGCTGGTCAGCATCACCGCCGTCTCAGCCTTGGTTTTATTCACGTTGGCACGCTGCTCATCATTCAATTGATGCAGTGAGTTAAACTCAAAGACAACTGATTCATTGATTTCACCAAATAGATCCAGCTGTACCACACGTAAAATGGTTTCAATAATCGGCCTTAAATGGGCTTCCTGCTGCGATGAGATGTAATCGTTATAGACGCGTATCTCACCATCACTATTGGCATTTAAACCACTCGGTGTAATTCCCAGCAGTTTCACCAACGGCGTATGACTTGGGCCTGCCATTTGTTCCTGTGCTTGCCGAACCAAAGCATCCAGTGTGGTGAGTGGTGTATTAATCTGAAAGAACTCCTCTGCCTCCTTATCGACCAATAAGGTATTGAGATTATTGCGATACAGGTTAAATAACTCTGTCCTTAGAATCGTACTGCTCGCCGTATCATCCCCAGCCAATATGTCTGATAGATCAGTCTTTAATCCTGTTAAAGAAAAGGCATGGATCAAATCGCTCACAGCATCCACAGTGCGTTGCCAGCGTTCCACATAAGGTTGCATCAACTGCAGCATGGAAATCCCACTGAAGTTATAAGCAGGCTTTAACAGATCAGGTACAGGTCTCATCACCAATGTCAGCAATCGGTCAGAATGATATTCCTTGCCCAGCACATACCACTTTGACGGTTGATAGAAATCATCAGCCATCGGATCAGTGGAGTTGTATAGGCTAGGTGTGGTCCACATCGGCTCAACCAGTTTAAAACCGATCAGATCACCTTTTTTAATATGGTTTGCTTTCAGTAAAAGGGGCAAGTTGCTCTCAGCTTCCTGCCCCTTTAAATTGATAAATAACTGTGCCCGACCGAAGATCATTTCAGTTTCGATGAGCTTTCGAATCAGATCACGAATACCTAACTCTTTTAAGCGTTTCTCAAGGCGCTGAATACGATCAGAAAGTTCATCATCTCCATCACCCACGACTTTCACTTTACCCCACTCCCGTACCATTTCCCCTGCCGTGGTTTCAGGGACTGCACGATAATCACTTGATTGTGTCATCTGTGCCAGTACGGGATATCCCAGGAATCCAGCATAAAATTGCGGATTCAGATTGACCCATGAAGCAATACCCGAACAGGCACAATCCATGGCAATAGCGGATTGCTGTCCCTCTGGGACTACACCAGGCATAATTTGTGGGAGTTCATATTGATACGGCGCATTGCCTTGCTGATCACCTAGCCTTTGCACCATCTGCATCAGTTGCTGATTCATTCGGTTTCGGACTTCCAGTGCATCAACTTTACGCTGTTTTAAATCCTGACCAGATCTGGATCTCTTTAATTTTTTCTTAGCCATTTCTTAACCTACTCACAAGTCTAGGACTGATCTTGAGACCTAAACGGCGTTTCATTACCCGCTCCAGGGCATATCGTATCGAGTCAATATAATGGTTATATGCATCAATAATGATCGGTAAAACCTCATCGGTCAGACGATCTTTTTTATATGAATACAACTTGAATTCGTTATACGTTTCCTGACAGCGCGGATGGATATAAACTTTTTTGAATGACCGGATAAATGCAATACCATCTTCGACAGAACCTTTACCTTTCTCACAAGGTTTAATGCGTGGTAATCCTTTCTTACGGATATGACTAATCGATTCAGGTCGTGCGTTATCGGCATACAATGCATACTTATCAAAGTCTGGAATCTTGGTTTTTAAATAGGTCGCCGTATCATCCAGTTCCAGATTGACTTTGCCACCTTCATATTCGATATAAAGGCAATCTTCAAAAATCCATGAACGTGTACCTGCAGTCGGGTCATTGGCAAAACCAAAGTCCAGTCCCTGATATGGTCCATCCCATGTTTTTGGGTCGGGTACAAATTCTTTTTTCTGAAATTTCCCCCGAAAGATTTGTGCATCGGCATTTTCTAAATAAGCCCCTTCCCAGATCCAGTCATAATCCTCTGGAGTAAGGTTCTGTTGATCACGGCGCCGTTCCAACTCTAATTCTTCAGGAAACCACGGATTGTCCGAGTAATTCATCTCGACACCGAGACCGATCAATTCACCTGTGAGTTCATCCCTGATCTCTTCATGTCTAAAGCGCTGACTGGTTGGACTATCACGCCGTTCAGGGTTCCATGTCACCCAAACTTCAGAGTTTGCCTCACGTACTGTAGGTAAAAGTTTTCGCCAAGCAACTTCACTCACAGTTTCAGCTTCATCCACCCAGCATAATAAGATCCTGGCTTTAGATTTGATGCTATCCAGATTATGCCTTAGACCGCTAAATCCATAGCTGACACGGCGATTCTTGGTACGAATATAATTTTCGCCCAGATCATAATAAGCATTTAAAAATGGCTCGGAACGAATGGCCTGCTTGATTTCTTCCATTGAAGAATCAGCCAGCGTATTCATGAATTCTCGTGCACCTAAAATCATCCCACTGATGCCAGCTTCAGCAAACATATAACCTTTGATCGCCGTCATCTTGGCAAAGGTTCTGGTCTTGGCAGAACCACGCCCACCCCATGAAGATCGATAACGTAATTTAGGTTCTGAAAATAATGGAATGAGTTTAGGTGGTAGTTGAATCTGTACCTTGGACATGAGGGGCTACCAGTTCAATGGTTGTCGGTCTATTGAATGATTCACCCTGTGTGGTGTGATCAACCTCTTGTTTATTGGTGTATTGGTTACCCATTTCTTTGGCTGCCTGTTCAGCCCACTTTGGAATAAGAACAGGATTATCTGGATACTTATCCACTAGACCTTGCAACAACTGTAATCGATAACGTTTATTTGCAATTGGAATCGCTTCAAGCTCCTCATTGGCCAGACGGCGATATTTAAAGAATAAATCCCTGAGTTCCTGACTTAAGTCATGCCCCATTCGCTTGGTTGGGTCGTACCGCTCACATTGTTGCGGGCTTACATCGACATTAAAAATCTCTTTAACTTGCTTAGCCGTGTTGGTTGGTGTTTCAAACTCAGCAAGCATCCTGACGATGAACAGCTTCACCTTTTTAGTAATACGTGCCATTTCCACCATTCCATCAACGTACATCAACGTAAAATGGCAAAAAAATTTAAACCACTCTTAAATAACAAGTCCCACATGCATGATGAATATCGGCTTTGGAGACTTGTGGACGTTGATTTGCTGCATTGACCATTTCCTGCACATCCTGACTTGCACCATAACGGCGAACTACGCCTGTAAACTCTTCTACATCATGTCCCTGAATAGCTAAATTAGGCTTTCCTGTTTCACGGTTGTACGACGGCACACCATACTTATCTTTCTTATGTGCAATGTGATACAACTCATGCTCAATCAATGCACAAAAATCAATATCATTGGCTTTATTGGCATAGGTCGCATCAATCGTAATCAGATATTCAGGTAATTCATTGAACCACTGATAAAACTGTTCTTCTTGCCGTTCTTTTTTCCAGCCACTTGCATTGATCATAATTTTTTCGGCTTGGCCTACAACATAACGTCCCTGCTTCTTAAATCCGCCTTTAGCCCACATCACGGCGATTTGAGGATAATGAAATGCGCCAAGGTGAAAATGATCTTCATTAAATAGCTTATATTCTGGGTTCAGAAATACTGATTTTATCCACCGCCATAATTCAGGTGCAGGTGCAAAATTAGGAGTATCCAATGCAAAAATCCATTCTGGTGGATAAGGACGTTGTTGTATTACAAAACCTAGTTCGTTCATAAATTCTACCCAAAGGAAGTTTAACTCCCCAACACATTTCTGATAGCTTTAGACCACTCTTTAAACTGAGCTATCTTCTTATCAATGACAATGATTTTTTTTCAAGTGAGTTTTTATCTGTAATTCGTGTATAATATTGAAAATTAGGTAATAACTATTCAATTCAATAATTTCCATAAGGAATAAATCCAATGATTTTAAAATATACTTTTGTCTTGTTTTTAAGTTTAATCTTAGTTGGTTGCAATGGTGCTGCACTTGTTTGTTGCTAATACTAGAATTGAAATTTAAATAACAAAAAGCCCACCATTCGATGGGCTTTTTTATGGTCGATATTTGCTTACACTTCGACCAATCTAATATAGAGTTAGCATTTGCTTTATACAAGGTCAACTATTATCCTAAATATCAATGTATTGAGGTTTAAAAAAACTTTCATTACGACAAGTCTTTATCTATTATTAAACCCATTCCCATTAAAAAAATTGTATTTCTATTATTATGCCAACTAATACCAATCTTCATTGTATCTATGTAGCTGACCCTAGCTTAAATAATTTTATTACTGGGCTTAATCATGGAATTTGGGGCTTTAAGAATTCCAACGAAAATTCTTCGCTGATCAAAGCTGGAGATTATTTAATCTTTGCTCATGCACTTCTTGGTCCAGTTAGAAGTCAGTTTTCAGGACAATTAACACAGTATGTTTTAGCAAAGATTACTAGTGATATTTTTCAAGTTAATGAGATTCAGGATGAAAATAACCCTCAAATTTGGGATGATGAAAAAGGAATAAATATTTACCCTCATCGCTTTAATTTTAAAATATTAGCAGCATATCCATCACTAAAATTTAAGAATAATTCATATGAATTAAAAAAAGATTATTTTTCTGTCTCAGACGATCCATTGGTAGCCAAGATATACGAAGCTTTTCGATATTCTTCTTGTGTTCAAGGTCGTAATGGTCTGATCAGTAATCCCATTCTAAAAATTCAGGAAGAAGAAATCAGAGATAACTCTTTAAAAAATTTAGGAAGTGTTTTTGATTTATCCCAAAGTATCCTACACAGAAACAGTAATAAAAAGGTATTTGATAAATTTAATGCTCCTCATTCTTCACAACCCAATATTGAAGAAGCTGCTCAAACAATTGATCAAGATATAGGTGAAATTCATCAAAGTAAAACTCTATCAGAAACTCAAAAGAAACTACTTGTTCAGTCTCGTCTAGGCCAAGGACAATTCAGAAAGGACTTACTTAAAAACTTTAATTCTGCTTGTCTCTTAACTGGAATTAAACATGAATCTTTACTTCTGGCAAGCCATATAAAACCATGGAGTGATTGCACAAATGAAGAGCGGTTAGATGCGAGAAATGGTTTGTTATTATCTCCCTTAGTGGATAAACTGTTTGACCGTTATTTTATAACTTTCAATCCTGATACTTTAAGGCTAATTATGGTCGATGACCCTTTAATCCTTGAAATTATCATTAATCATCAGCTCTTAGATTTTGTGATTAAACCACCTTTTAAGAATAAACACCTTGAAAAGTTTAAAGAGTATATGACACATCATTATCGTAAATTTCATGAAATTAATGAGAAGAGATATGCCAAAAAGTAATTTAGAGCAAGCTGAAGAAATCCAAGACTTATTAATATCTAAGGGCTTCACATGGGATAGCCACGAACAAGCCAGAGAAAAAGTGTTGGAAGAAATTAATGAACTCTTTCAAGAAATTAATGCTCCTGTAACTAATCGAGATCGATTAGAAGATGAGTTTGGTGATTGTCTTTTTTCACTCATAAACTTGGCTTGTCGTTTAAACTTGAATTCAGAAAAATGTCTAGGTATTGCAATCTCAAAATTTCAAAAACGTATTAATCATGTTGAAGATCAAGCCAAGGAAAATGGTTTGACTTTAAAAGATGTTACCCTTGAACAAATGCTCCAGTGGTGGAAAGAGGCAAAAAAATAAACTGTTATTGATACTACAATTATTCAATGTTAAAAAGTTAAACCTTGTATATATCAAACACTTAAAATATCCACCCTTGTTTTTTAGCAATTTCCTGTGCATCTTCTCTCAATCTGTTTAGCTCACTATAAACATCACTATCAAGTTTAGGTCTTACTTTCTTAAACTTCTCTTCCAACAAATCCAAGCTTCTCATTAACATTTCAAATATCAATTGTTGCTTACCTTGCTTATTTGCTGCCAAGAATGGAACATGATCAATCTTTAAACGGAAATCCATTTCTCGCTTTTTAAATGAATACATTACTCTTTCACTAAAACCTCTATCCCCCATCATTATGGTAATACATCTCCATTTATCCAGTGGAATATTATATTCTCTTTTTTCTAACTCCTGCACCATTTCACGTGATATTTCATTTTGTGTTCCTCCCAATACAAGTATGTCTTCTTCTGTCAAGACATCTTTACTGAGCTCCATAGACATCCAAAAATCCATATATATTCCTTTATCTAATATTTTGATTTATTTAAAATTAGTATTTTTCAATAAAGTAACTAATAAAAATGAAACTATTGTGTCTATTTCCCGATACCCAATATTTATATGAATCGTTTAAATTAAACAATTATTTTTACATTAATAGCAAAAAGCCCATCTTGAGATGAGCTTATCTAAGCATCAAACCAGTATTAAAGATCTATACTAATATTATCAACAACAGATGATGCAAAATCTAAAACACTCTTACCTAAATCAGAAACTAATTCTGCCAAATCAATTGGATCTGGATTAATTGCGTCTGAAACTGAACTACCTTGTGTTTGTTCTTCGTTCTCTTTCTCTAAAATACTGGATGGATCTATTTCATTATTTTGATCATTCATAGTAAAACATACCATTAGAGGTTTATTTCGTGAGCGTCTATATTAAACCACTACGGATAAATATAAATCGGCCACTATAGCTGAAATATGCCATATGCCTTGATCAAGGTCAAGAATATAAGCACGACACTAAAAATGAAGTGTAAAATTATTTGTTTCAGGATTTAGTAAATCATTAAATTTCTATACGATAAACAAACTAGTCTCAACAATTATAATCTGAGTGCTATCCAATGACTGATATCGTAGACAGCATTACCCGTAGCCATATGATGTCAAATATAAAAGGTAAAAATACAAAACCTGAAATTTTGATACGCAGTCTCCTTCACCGTCATGGATTCCGTTTCCGGATTCATAGAAAAGACTTACCTGGAAAACCTGATATTGTTTTACCTAAATATAATGCCATTATTTTTATACATGGTTGTTTCTGGCATGGACACCAGAACTGCCGGTTGTTCAAGTTACCGGCCAGCCGTACAGAATTCTGGGAAGCAAAAATTTCCAAGAATCGGGAAAATGATCTGAAAGCCAAAGGTCTTCTTTTAAATAGTGGCTGGAGAATATGTACCATATGGGAGTGTGCTGTACGTCGTTCTAAAAAAGATCCGGTAGCACTTATGGATATTCTTACCACATGGTTATCAGGCTCAGAGCTATTGCTTGAGATAGATGAGCCAATGATTGACAAAAAAGGGAGATAACTCTCCCTTTTTCCTGTGAAGCTGGACTTTCTTCTACAGATAGCAGCCAACTAGAATAATTTCAGCTGTTTCTCTGCAACAATCTTTTCAGCCTTATCAAGACAGCTAACCATTTCTCCTGCTACAGCTTCAATAACCTTTACACATACAGAGTTACCGAACTGTTTATAGATCTGCCCATGTGAAACAGCATCAACTATGTAGTTCTCTGGGAAACCCTGTAAACGTGCACATTCGCGTGGAGTCAGTTTACGTGGATTCTTGCCATGCTCGGCCTGCGAAATAAGGATCTCCGAACCATCCTTGTAATAGCGGGCACTTAATGTATTGGTATATGGACTATCACCGGTATAAAGCGTATAGCCAAATCCGTTACCCTTGATTCCGTGTTCTTCCTTACGGCGTTGATGCCCTTCCCATAGACGGTCGGAAATCGTATAGACATCTTCACTGTTTTTGAATTTAGATACATCTTCAAGAATATCGCCAAGTCGTGTCTGTGTTTTAGGAGGTACTGGCCAGCTGAAGAGTTCATCAAAATTACACTCTTCACCGAAGTAATTTTTGTCGAAACCTACAAGGAAAATGCGCTCACGGTTCTGTGGTACACCAAAATCTGCAGCACGGAGAACCTTTACATCAACCCAGTAATTCAGTTTTTCCGAAAGTGCCTTTTTAGTTTCATCCGAAAGCTCAACCTCAAGATCAAGCTCCTCATCAAACTCACCACGCAGAATCTCAAGAATTGTTTTAAGCGTACGGCCTTTGTCATGCCCCTGCAGCTGCTTCACGTTCTCAAGCAGAAATGCTTTAGGACGTTTTTCAAAGAGAATTCGCTGGATTTCAAAGAACATGGTACCTCGGGTATCCTGAAAGCCCTGACGCTTACCAGCCTGTGAAAAGGCCTGACACGGGAACCCCCCCAGAAGAATGTCATGATCAGGAATATCAGCTGCCCTGATCTGTGTGATGTCGCCTGAAGGTAGTTCACCAAAATTCGCAGCATAGGTTTTCTGCGCAAATTTATCCCATTCGGAACTAAAAACACATTTACCATTCAATTTCTGAAAAGGTAAGCGGATACCGCCAATACCTGCAAAAAGGTCAATAAAGGTGAACTTATGCCTTGAATTGGAAGAAGATTTATATGGGGCCTTATCCTTTAATGCAAGTATCTGCTCCCATTTTGCTTTTGTAGGTTCATGCTCACCATTTTCCCAGCCTCTGATGGTTCTTTCACCATTCTCTTTCATGTCAAGCAACAAAGCGAACTCTTTGAGAGACAAACCCATATTATTTCTTTTTGTACTAATATATGATGCTTTATCAAGATCAACATACTTCATAACAACTTATCCGCTTTTTATCCCGGAAGAATATTAACATAAATTCTTTGGGAAAGCTATATTTTGAGGGGCTTTATGTCAGAATTCAAACTTGTGGACCTGAACCAGCTTATCTCTGATTGTCGAACTGAATATGAAAATATTCCAGATAAAAAAGACATTAAAATATCTGATAGATTCAAGGATGAACTTGTTCATACATTACGAACAAAAATGAAAGGTTCCTTCGAATTTATTGACTATTCAATTACCTATACAAATACAGAAAATCTGACAGCTATTATTCCCTCAAAATGGTTATGGTATGCTTCCGTTTTTTATAAACTGGCAATTGAGCTCTCAAAATATACTGAATCATTAACTGAAATCAGAAATAATGCCAAACAGCCTAAAAGTTTTCTCAAGCAATTTCCCTATGATTCCGAACCAGTAATCAAGGATCAGGATCTGGTTAATTTCGAGATAAAAATTCAGAACTATCTCAATCAGAAAGATCCGTCAAATAGCCAAGCCAATTTCGATTTCTTCAAAAAATTCATCTATGACAGATACTGGTGGAATATTGGAGGCGACGGAAAAACACTTGATAGAAAAGATGCATATGACAGTGCCCTATTTGGAGCAACCCAAGTAATTGTTGCTTCTTCCGACAAACTGATTCCACTGATAGAGGCATTTGCCGTAAATGAAAATTTACGTAATGAATTCCGGAAAATTGCTGTTTCATTAAACTCTCTTTCAATCACAAGCAATACTGAACCACATATAAATCCTGGAGAAAACATTATCTATTACGGTGCCCCTGGTACTGGCAAGAGCTATTCCTTAAACAAAGGAAAGGACGAAACCAACTCGGTAAGAACGGTTTTTCATCCTGACACCCAGTATAGTGACTTTGTAGGGTGCCTGAAGCCATCAATGGGGGAAGAAGGTATTGAGTATAGTTACAAATACGGTCCATTCATTGAAATCCTGATCAAGGCACTGAACGATCCTGCCCATCATTATTACCTGATTATTGAAGAAATAAACCGTGCTCCTGCTGCTGCAGTATTTGGTGAATTATTTCAGTTGCTTGATAGAAAGCCGTCAGGAGAAAGTGAATACCGGATCATAGTTTCCGATAAAGATCTGTTAAAACTGTTAAATAAAGAGCTAAAGATACCTCTGCCAAATAATCAGCTTTATATCCCAGAAAATCTCAGCCTTCTTGCAACAATGAATAGCAGTGATCAGGCTGTAATGCCACTTGATACTGCATTTAAGAGAAGATGGAAATTCAGATACATTCCTCTTAATTTCGATAAATGTCCTGATAATACATTGCCATTATTTAATCCTGAAGGTTCCACCCCAATCACATGGGCAGTATTTGCACAGACCGTGAACAGGGTCCTTGCATCACAATCGATTCCTGAAGACAGACATCTTGGCCCATGGTTTGTCGGAAAGAATGAACTTGATACTGAAGAAAAAGCCAAAGACTGCCTTACAGGGAAAATATTGATGTATTTATGGGATGATGTACTTCGTCACCATGATCTTTCAATTATATTCAATCCCGATATCAAAACTTTTGGAGAACTGACACGCTTTCCCATGGATAGTAAACAGGTTTTTTCAGATATATTTTACCAAACATTGAAGGAAACCATTGCAACAAGACTCAGTAAAGCTATCTTATCAGAATCTGAAAGGCAAGCTGATCATGCTGATGATAAGGAATCGGTTCAGGATGGTCAACCGGACTAGGACAGGGTGTTAAGATGCTTAATTCCGAAAACCGCAACCTGCTTGTAGACAGATATCCGCTGGATCATCTTCCTGAATTTCTCTCCACCTTCTTTAAAAGTCGTGGACTACTGAGTTCCATTTCAGGGCAAAAAATTTCTTTTTGTGGATTGGTGTCTCATAGCGGACAAAACTATTTTTTCTTTCCCAGAAAAACCGACCTGAAAACTGTTAATGAAGATACAAACAGATATGTATCAATTCTCATGAAAGCATTGTTACGCTTTGCCATAAACTCAAAGACCCGTATTTACAATCCTGAACAGGATCCCGATATTATCGGCTTTGAAAAACTTGAACAGGCAAAATTCCTTATTCAGGATTATCTTTCAAATGGAATTCTAAGGAACGAACTTGTCGCAGTCATGAAAAATTCTGGAAAGACAAGTTGGGGAATCACCATTAATAAATCCTCACCATTCCCTGATAAAGCAGGTAATCCCCTTTATCTTGATCAGTATGGAAAAAAGAGGACTTCTTCAAACAACGAAATAACAAGAATTCATGCTGGCATATTATTAAAAGTATTCAAGCAATTCGGCTTTATTCTTTCCACGGAAAACCAGATACCAGATGCACTACATCAGTACGGTATAAGTGACCTTAGCTCAGAGTCACAGATACTGTTACTCAATAATGAACTGCGTAATCATTTTGCAGACAGACCAATCAGGCTGATTAAAGCCATGATCAGTTTTTTACATGACCAGAAAGGCACAACTTCGGCAAATCATGTTATTGGAATAACAAAATTCCATGTTGCATGGGAACATATGCTTGACTCCATTTTAAAAGACACCATAGATATCAATAACCGTTTACCAAAACCAGTGTATATCGATATTAATAACACCCCTAAAATTGCCAACAGATTCGGGATGAAAACTGACATCGTCATTGAAGACAAGGTAGCTAAAAAACTGACTATTCTTGACGCCAAATACTATGAAGCAACTACTGTAGAGAATGCTCCAGGCTGGCCAGATCTTGTAAAACAGTTCTTTTATGAAAAAGCCATAGCTGAACTTACTGATTTCAAATCCTATACTTTTGAAAATTTTTTAGTGTTTCCTGGAAAAAAACAGGTTTTCAAAACTGTCAAAATGATTGATACCAAGACTGATCATTTTATAAATAGTCATTTTAAACCTATCAAATGTCATTATGTAGATCCTTTGGAACTTCTTGAAATTTATTCTTCCAACAGAAAAATTACTTTCAAATCTTAATATTCGAAGTTGATAAACCCATACCGACTATGCAAAACAGCCAACCCGCAACGTACATCGAATTTGGCGTCCATGACTGTACGATCTGAGGTTTGCATTTCCGCCCATGAATTGTTGAAAAAATATCGTGAAATAATAGCATCCATCCATTCATCTATAATTTCAGACTGTCCCATTAGGTCTAGCACTAAGCGCTGTACGGCGCGTGCTTCATTATCATTAATTTGCAAACTTATCCTAGAGCGCTTTACATGAAATGGTTCAATTTCATCCATAAGGTAATCGGCAATAATTTTCCTTTGTTTTTGAATACCAGGTTTTTTGATTTTTAATGCTTTACCTACCCTGTCCATAGCTACAGCAATTGGATTGACTGGTTGGCCACATGGTCCAATATTGGAATACTGCCATGCACCGAACTGATAGAGCCAACCTTCCAGATCAAAACGGGACCAATCCACTGTTTGTAAAATATGTTGTTGTTCAACTGCTGCATTCATATATTCACCCTATCAACCGTCTAATCTCTTCAATCGCTTTGCCACTTTTTACCTGTTCAGTGCTATACCGATACACCTGATAGCCTAACGCCATGGCTGAGTTGTATTTCTCCATATCGGCGATATAGCCCTTGCCTCTGGTATGTCTTCCATTGCTCCAAACACCACCCTCAACCTCAATCAGAATTTTTGTATTTAAAATATGAAAATCTGCTCTCCATTTGCGTTTTGGGTTGAACTGAAACTCATGTTTAAAAATGATGTTATGTGCCTTGAAATGCTGGATCAGGGTTGCTTCACCCTCACTAATCGCTCTCTCGTCTTTTGATTGGCTACGGCGTTTTGTACTTGTTCGCCGTGGCTGGGGAAACAGTTTTTTGTATTCAGCGATTGAGATACTAGACACTTACGCTGCACCCCGTAGGTTTCCAGTGAACCCAACCTGTTTTAAATAGGGTTCCCATTTTTTGGCAGTATTCGGATTTTCCAGTTTTACGGCGATACGTGCTGCCAGTTTTTCGTAGGATTCTCCTGGTTCACCAAACTTGCCTGAAAACTCAGGATGGTGAGCCAGTTTGCTGGCAAAAGTGAAAATCTGTTTTTCAGACAGTGAGTTTATCGGAGTGTTTTGTCCTGCTCGTTTTGTGTGGCCAGATTCCTGATGATTGGCATATTTGGTTCGGTAAGCCTGAATCAGCCAGTCAGCGAAGTAATAATTCATCAGATCATCACAGAGATTCTTTCCAGCATTGTAAATTTCGAAGGCGCGTTTTTCACGTTCTGCCCATCTTGATTTTGTAACAAATTCAAAATCGATACTGTCATCAGCCAAAAACATTTCTTCACGAAGTTTTTTAAAGCAAAGCCAATCTTTTTTATATTTAGATTCTACTGATAGATTCTTTGATAGATTCCGTATCCCAACGTTGGGACTCTTTGACGGAATTGTTGGGACTCTTTCATGGAATTGTTGGTACTGTTCCATTGTTGGAACTGTTCCACTGTTGGTACTCTTTAAATCGGTATTTTCTGCTTTTAAGGGTGCCATTGTTGGTACTGTTTCACGACCATTTACACCGACCAATTGATAGACTTTGACCTGTCTGGTTTTTCCCTTACGTTCACCAGTATCAATAATGAGCCCATCTTCAATCAGTTCATCTATAATTTTTAGGACTGTTTTTCGATCCATTTCGGTATCTTCGACCAGTCTGGTCATACTCGGATAAGCACAATGTTGTTCACAGGCACGATCAGCGAGTGAAAGTAAAACTAATTTTTTAAGTGGTTTTAAAGCCCCACCCTTTTTAACGGGTATTCTGACTTCCCAAGCCCACTTACTGGCATCAAGGCTCATGATCGATCCTCTCTGTATTTGGGTTTTACATAGCCCATGAAAGATTCCACACTGTTGGAATTCACCAAACTTGTGATAATTTGCTTTGCGTACCACTGAGTAATTCGAAAACGCCGTGCCATGAGTTGTGAAAATTCTTCTTTAGTCACTGCTGCATTTTTTTCGTCAAAGCCTTTTGAACGAAGATTGAGTTTTTTCTTTTCAAAAATTTCATTCAGGATTTTCAATGCAGGTTCGTAATAAGACTGGATACGTTGAATTTCTCTATATTCACGTTGACTTTTAAACTGGCTATTCATTGCGGTCGCTCCGCTACTTATAGATTTATTAAATCTCTGTTAAACCGAATATTTTTTGTCTAATCTTGGTCTCAGCTTCAATTTGTTCGAGATGAGGAATGATTAGGTTTTCATATACGTATTCGCTAGCTCCCTGTCCCGCCCTTTGTAGTTCAGCCAGTTTCATAAGCTGTTCTTTTCTATGCAGTGGCATGTGGGTGGTTAAGGAGGCATTCTTTTTAGTGTTTCTTCTGGTCATGGGGAAATCCTATGCAGAAAGAACATGAAGATCGGCTTTTAATTTACCCTTGGTTAAGACTTGAATTCTTGCTTGTGTATCAGTTGGAATTCCACGGTGTCTCCACTTACTAATTGTACCTCTTGTTACACCAAGGATTGTTTTTGTCAGTTGGATATCATTTTCCACACCAAAATGTTTTTTTAAATCATCAACAGTCATGGTTTACCTTAATAAACTAATAGTTTCCATTAGTAAACCATAAGTTTATTTTCGAATCAATATGTTTGTTTACTATAGGAAACATTGAAGAGGGTTTTTTATGAGTTCTATTGGCGATCGAATAATTCAGAGAATGAAGGAACTTAAAGTTCGGCAAGTTGATCTAGTTGAAGCAACTGGTGCAACTAAAGGCGCGGTCTCTAAATGGGTTGCGGGGACGAATGTACCTAAAGCAGAATTTTTGCCAGCTCTCGCATCTGTTCTAAAAACATCACAAACTTGGTTGCTTACAGGTGAACAGGAAAAAACATTTAATAATTTCAAAATACAAGAATTCATGGATAAGCATGGCTTGGTTAAAAAAGATGATGCTTCTTTTAATATAGATGAAATGCATGAACCAACAGTTATTGATTACGAAACTGAAAATGGATTTATTTGGATAGATGTAGTGGAAGCTAATTTTTCTTGTGGTACAGGCGAATCAATTGAATTTCACTTTGATGTAGTGAACGGAAAATTCCCTTTTCCTCCATCATTTTTTCAAAAAAAATATGTCGATCCTAGCTGTATGAGAATTATTAAAGCTAAAGGTGATAGTATGTCTGACTTTATTCATGATGGTGATCTTGTTGGTATTGATATTTCTCAGACAGAAATTATCGATGGAGAGATATATGCTGTTTATTTCGAAGGTGAAGGAATGATCAAGCAGATATTTAAGGAAGAAGGTGGAAAGCTAAGCTTGCATAGCCTTAATCCCAAATATAGAGATAGAGAAGTGTCAGAACAGAATGGATTAAATTTTAAAGTTATGGGACGACAGTTTTGGCGTGCGGGTTAATAAAAATAATTTAGAAAATTAACTATCAATAACCTGCCATGCGCGGGTTTTCTTTTAAAGAAAGCAGCTTAAATTTACTTCAGAGCATAATTATAGAAATACTATCTAAACCCACTGCTTTTTTATGTAAATAAAAACATACATTATATTGAAATATAAGAAATATGGTCTTACATCACTTAATAAATATTTAACATTTGGTCAAATACAATGTGTTACTTTTTAGACTCAAAACAACTACGAATAACGAGTTAAAAATGGAAATTAATCATAAGAACACCAAACTTCAAAAGCTTTTATCAGTAATAGTGTTAAGTACAGCTTCTAGTATATCACTCGCTGCAACTGATAATTCAATTGCCCCAAAACCACTCATGAATGTTGCAGAAACATTAGCTTTTGATGCTAAACATTATGCGGCTTCCTATGGAGTCTCATTAGATGAAGCAATGAGACGATTATTAATAATGCATGGAACAAATGAACAAATAGCACAAATTAACGAAAATTTTAAAAACCAAATTTCTGGGATTTATTTTGACAATGGAGCAGATTTTGGCTTAAAAGTTAAAGTGACTGGTAATAACAATTCACTGAAATCATTTAAATTAGAACGTAAATCTGATGTTAAAATCAGCAAATTAAAAAATATTAACTTACAAGAACGCTCCTCAGTTCGTAAACTTGCCAATTTAACTGAAACCGAAATTGAATCAGCTTATCGTGTAATAGAAAAAGGAGTCAGTGCCCCTATTACAATGATTCAAGGTGCTACAAATACAAGACAACAACGTATTAATAATATTAATCAATTATATAGTATTGCAAAAAGAACATTCCCCACAATTGAAATGATTGTCGATGATGAACAAACAGGTAATGCTTCAGTATATGTTAAATCTTTAAAACAGGTTGATAAAAATGCTCTAGAAAAACTATTAAATGTAAAAATCCAATTATCTGAGACACCCACAGGTATCCAACAAACAAAAACCAGAGGTGGTTCATGGTTAGTTAATAATGATGGTGCTAATCATTGCATGACAGGGTTTACTGCTAAACGCATCTCAACAGGTGAACTAGGAGTTATTACAGCGGGTCATTGCATAAATTCATTAATACCATTAAATTATAAAGATAAAGATGGCACGCAATATGCTATTTCGCCTATTTCAGGCATGTATCGAAATGACGCCACTATGGATCTAGCATTCATGAAAGCTGGTACATCCACAGCACAACAAGCTGTACCACAATTTTATGCTGATACAACATCTCCAGCCCGTTCTTTAACTGGTAAACGCAATAGAACTAGTACAGTTGCTAAAAGTGGTACAGTAAAAGGATCATATGTATGTCATTTAGGTCAAACTTCACCAACAAATTCAACATTGATACAAAGCTGTGGTGAAGTAACATCAATTACCGGTGCAAATGCTAAAGGCGGCAATACATCTGTTGTAGTAACAAATACACAAAGCGGCGCTGGTACAAATCATACATCAGGTTTAGGCACATTACGTTGCGTCCGTGGCGATAGTGGTGGTCCATGGTTTGCTTTAAATGTTGCATTTGGTATCCAATCAGCATGTCTTTGGAAAGATTCTGCAGAAACTATAACAGACATAGTTGTTTATACCAGTGTCGATTATCTATCAGACTTAGGAGCTCAACTTGTCTATCAACAGTAAAAAACTATTTTTGTTCATAATCTTGGTATCGCTTGCTGCATGTCAGCAGCAAGCAAAAAATAAAAGACAAGTGAATGAAACTAAAGTACAAATACCAGTATATAAAACAACAGGTGTAATCCAATCAGCACGTTTAGAAGGAAAATTACAGCTTAAAAACAATTGTCTATATATTAATGACCTCTTAATAATCTTTCCTGAAAACAGTGCAACTTGGGATAATGAAAAGCAGATACTAAGCTTTAAAGATCAAAATATAGCATTAGGTGAAATTGCTGTAATAGCTGGTGGTTCAGGAGACTTTAACAGAGATAAAGAACGTATCAAAAACTTAAATCCAACATGTGACCATAGCTATATTTGGTTTACAGGTTAATCTAAAAGTTAAAAATAGCCCGCATATGCGGGTTTTCTTTTGTCTATTAAAACATAAAAGTTTCCACACCATAAAAATGTTTCCCAAAATAAACTCACTATTGACATTAAAGTTTCCTTTGGTAAACTCAGTATAACAAAGAATAAAAAAGCACATCGACTCTCTTACCTTCCGATGTGCTTTTACTCAAAGAGTGAGATAAGTATGAATGCAATTCTAAATCCAATCAATAGCCTTAAGGTAACACTTGGTACATCCGCAATTGTACTCAGTGCTTTAAGCCTAAGTTATTGTAAAGACCAACCAGTATACAACTACGCACCTTCTACACTTTCAAATCAAGATCCATTCGTTGTTGGTGTGCAATCTCTGGTTATTCAATCAGACACTGCTGGTATCGCCATAATCAAACTTGATGATTTCCGTGTTCAGGTTTCATTTGAATATAAAGCACATCCTGATAGCTACGGCGTGGCTGGTTCTAAATTTACTGCTGTAGACATTACAGACCTTTCAATAGATGGAATTAAAGATACTCAAGGAAATGAATTCCGAGATTTCACTGATCACAACGATGTTATCCAGATCAAGGAACTAATCCGCGGTTATATCGAAAAGAACCAACTTGTTGAAGCGGAGAATATGTAATGACCAAATTAAATAATGCTCCAGTCAATGAGCAAGAAAATAATTTCACAAAATTGGCAAAAATTAATGTTAACGGACATACAGAAAAGAAAGGTCGATTCACATATCTTTCGTGGACCTTTGCCGTTAGTGAAGCAATGAAGGTGGATCCACTTACTAACTGGGTATTTAGAGAGCCAACCATATTTTCCGATGGAACAATGATGGTTCACTGTGATGTGACTATGTTTGGTAAAAGTATTTATATGTTCTTACCTGTTATGAACAACTCAAACAAAGCCATAGTTAAACCAAATGCCTTTGATATTAATAGCGCAATGATGCGTTGTTTAGTTAAAGGGATTGCTGCTCATGGATTAGGTTTATATATCTATGCTGGTGAAGATCTTCCAGAAGAAGAAAAACAATCAATCCCTGCCCAATCTCAGAATCAAAATACAGCCTCCTCTGCCCAATCTACAAAAACACAGAAACCTAAACGGACACAAGCACAGTTATATAACGATGCCCTAGCTGCAATTAAAGAAGCTCCAAATACTGAAATTTTAAATGCTGCAATGAAACGATTTAAAGGAACTACTTATGAGGCTGGAATTACCAATGCTTGCCGTGCACGTGCAGACATGATGGGTTGGAAACCAAATCCAACGACTACTAAAAATGTCGTTCAACAAAACAATCAAATGCATTCTTAGGATAATTATCATGAAAACTTATATTTGGTCATATGAAGCAAAAACCTGCCACGGTGTAGGATTAATTAAAGGTCGTATTGAGGCAGTAAATGGGTTAGCGGCTAAAGAAGCAGTTAAAGCAAGCAATCTCATGATCGAGTCTGTCCAGGTAAAGCTTTTGCAAAATCAGGACAAAGCTCGCCGTGAGAGATTTCAACCCATTACAGAGTTTGCAGCATGATTAATACTACAGTTTTAGGAGAAAAGTTAAATGGCTAAAAAAACACTAGATCAAATGACTCAATCTGAAAAAGAAGATTTACTCACAAGATTTATAGATGCACCCAATGAGCAAATGTTCCCGCAGGAAGTTGTTGCTTTATTTCTTAATTGTTCAATCCACACATTACAACGTATGAGATGCCACGATAGTGCTATCCCATACACTAAAATTGGGCGTACTGTTGCCTACTCAAAAAATGATGTAATTAACTATAGAGACAGCAGAAAGGTTTTAAATACTGCACAGCTATCAAAATCAGCTTAG